ATTGCTTTTAACTACTTCAAGACTGTCTTGCATTTCAATATAGACATCATTTTGGAATGTAACATTACCTACAATAAACTCTCCAGTGGCAAGTTTTATATACAATAATTGTACTTCATTTATAGCTCTCATTTTAAAGGTACCTCATAAACTTTATAATCAAATTCTTGTTGACTGTATATCTTAATTCTTTCTGCTGCATGATTTAATGCATAATTTTTATGTGATTTCCAATGCAAGTCGTCTGCAATGTCATACACGGTTGTAATTCTTCCATCATCAGATTTTCTCAAACCACGTCCTATCGATTGTAAAATCTTAATTTGGCTCTTCGACGGAGATGCAAAGACAATATTGTGTAGGTTCCTAATATTTATACCTGTAGAAAATACACCTAAACTAGCAACAATAATCGCATTCTTTTGTGTTTCAGTTAGTTTCCGTACATACTCTCTGGTATCGGCATCAGTCTTACCAGACACATAAAAGATCTTTCTTCTTTCGTGAGCATGCTTTTCTATAAGAGCATGTAGTGGTATACCATGCTTTTCCACAAACTGAAACAAGATTAAAGTATTACCATCTAGATCAAGAGCAAGATTTTTGATAAAGTTGTTACGTTTTTCGTGCCGAACAATAAAATCAATCTCGTCAGGATACTTCATCTTCTTAACTAACTTACATTCTTCATCTCTAAACTTCAACAATAGAATGTTAATATTCAGGCCAGCGAGAGTTCCATCATCAATAAGTTTCTTGGTTGTTGTCACGTAATGTGCTTTACCAAAGTGACCTTCAAGCTGCAATCTATGGCTCTTTGCAGAGCTGTCTTTGATAGTACCGGTAGTGCCAAATCTATATGCTGCTTCTGATAAGTTGGACATAATAGAGGTCAGAGACTTTGCTGTAGCGAGGTGCGCTTCATCCACTACGACACAACCATACCTTTCAAACCAACTCTTATTGAGCTTGTATATAGACTGCCATGTTGATATTACAATTCTGGGTGTTGTAGTTTTTCTAGTTATTTTTTTTATTTTCATGATATGATCTTATATGTTTAGGGATGCAATGTGCCGCCATAGCTCTATCACAATATTCACATTTGATTTTGGGTTTTGATCGACCCTTCGCTTTAGTTGTAGTACCCTTATTGTGACCTTGTTGGATCCAATCATCTCCGGGCTTTTCGTTTGCTTGAGTACGTTCATAGGTTACAGTATTATACCAACACTTTCTACCTTTCATATCAGGCATAGAATCAAGTTTTTTCTGAACAAAAACAGGATTTTGCATAGGATTGTTAGTATTCCACACATTCGTTTTATTTTTAGTACGAGTTTCTATAGACTTCTTATGAGTTTCCTCATCATTGAAGGGACTGTGCTCTTTCATAAACTCGCGTTGATTTTCTCTTTTCCCCGAATTCCATTCAGCAACCATCATCTCAGATTGAGTGATGGCGTCCCTTCGCCCATCTTTGTAACTAGCTTTCATATCTTCGGACATCATGGCTGCAAGGTCTCTTTTTAGACTTTCGTATACCCTATTGGTTACACGACTTTCTGTGTTATTTGATTTCATAGACATTGCTGTATATGCCCTTAACATAGAATATCGACCTTTGTCCGTTATAAATTTAGGCAACAGCACGTGTGCTAAATAATGTTCCCTTGCTGTTAATCTTACCATATTATTTTTTGCATTACAACCACCAAGAGATTTAGGTAATATGTGATGGTTTTCGGTGTAATTGTCTCTATCTACAGGATTAGCTAACCGGTTAGCTATTATATTACAATACCAATTATAATATTTGTTTATGTTCTTGCCCTTGTAGCCATTTATCGTCAATTTCGTGAGATTCATTTAGTTCGTCTGCTCTTATTTTACATTTCTTATTGTTATTTATAATATCTATAAACGCATTGCCTAAAAATCTATACAATTTACCATCAATCGTCTCTATTTCTATGTATACTTTTGTGGGTGGTACCTTATCTTGCCCCGAGTATATAATATGGCAAAGATCATCAGACATAAACCCGTCGTCAAATTCTGAATAATCCGCGAAGTCACTATTCATTTGTTTTACAAGTGAGGTTGTTGGCACTACAATTAGTATATCTTTTTCGTTGTTGTCAAGATAATAACGAAGTATAGAATATATAATAAAAGATTTGCCAGACGCAGTTGGAGATATAACCAAAGAGTTTCTATTCTCTAGGCAATGCTCTACCGCGGCTAATTGATAGTCGTGATGCTTTATAGGTGCGCCGCGAGAAGTAAAAGTGCAGTCATTGATCCATTCCATATCATAAGAGTGTAGAGTCCCAGGCATGCCATAATAGTTATTGTGCTCTACTTCGATCTTGTAATCTCGAGTTTTGGCAAATTCTTCAACATAAGTATAGAGCCCAATAGGCAGCTGTCTATCTCTCGAGTTAAAAATGCGAATGTAGCCGTCCCATTGCTTGTTCTTATATGAGGGCATGAACTGATATCCCTCAGGTTGAAAAGCAAAGAAGTCAGTTAACTCATTGAGTATAGAAGGCTCGGCATCAACATGCAAAAACGCTTGGTTCTTCTTTTTTAAGGTTATTGTATTCCATTCTTTCATATCACATCCCACTTGTAAATTGACGCCATTTTATAGCATTGCCGATAGTTTGGTGTCTCCATTTTATCGACTCCATTATCTCTTTCAGTACATCTACCACGTTTTTGGTGTATTCGATTCTTGCTAGTGCTGATTGTATGTGTTCATCCGCATCATAAAAATAATGCATCTCACCTTTCATGATCTTTAAACCTTGGAGTGCATCGTAATCCCAGCCCAGCTTATCTATTGCATCTTTGGACATTTTGCCATTATACCATAGATATTTATTTTTTAGGAGTACTTGTAGTTCTGCTTCGCGCTTTTTGAGAGTAAGTCTATACATCGACCAGATCTCTATATATTTTGAATGAAGCTTAGCACCTTGGATAGATGCTGCGTCTAGATTCATCTCGTCGATGGGAGAATCGACTTTCCACATAGCATAGATTGCTTCTAATGTTATCATTATAAAGAGCCTTCATATAATTAGTTTACATATGTATTTATACAGCTATAATATCTTGTAGTAGCTGTAATTAAACGTGACGTTTGCAGTCATATATTCAACGTCAGATGCAGTTGCATCAAAAGCAACGGCAGATAAATCTACTGGAAAAGCATCAATAAACTGTATTTGCTTATTAACATTATTTGATGAAGACAATATTGATAATGTCATATCTCGGGTTTTCTTTATGTTGTCACTTTCAACAACCTGTGCCAGAATCCAATCATGTATTTCTTGATAGTTAATTAGATTCTCGTCAATAAGAAACGTGCAGTCAAATGGACTGTAATCAATCTTATCACCATGAAAGCCTAGTTGTCTTACAGGTGTTGCAAAGTTAGCGGGTGGTAGAGAAATAGTGGGCAATGTTGCATTTTGAATAAGAAACTGAGAGTTCTTAAATTTAAGATTGTCTATAAGTAAATGAAATCCCGTAGGCGACAAATAGGAAACGTCTTCCATCATAGAAACTTCGTCTGATGAAGATATGTTGGTTTTAATATTATACGGCATAACGTTCTCTATTTTCTTGTATGTTACTATTTATAACATCTTTATCGGCGCCCATAAAAAAAGGGTCGCAGCAATAGCGACCCTTCCTATTATTTTCTAAAGATTAATCAGGGACTAAGCAGTAGAATCAATGATACCATTAACTTTAACAATTCTGTAATAAGTGTTTGTACGAACCGCACCTATTTCATTAGTACTGTCAACGAATGGGTTTGCTACCATACCATAGCGAGTTTTGAAACCAATTTTAGGTTGGAATGTATTTTCACCAACAGCACGAACCATTGTTAAAGGAACATATGGGCAGTAGAAAAGACCTGCGTCATAAGCATTAGAACCTTTATAACCAATTGACATATAATCAACAGTGGCATATGGGTCAAGGATAACTTTCATGTTTCCGCCAATTGTTCCTACAACAGTAGGACCAGTAACGTCATCACCAACAGTTAGACCATTCAAAGGTGAAGAATAATCAAGAAGACCAGCAGCATTCAATGAAGCAGCGATATCAGATGAAACGATAACGAAGTTACCTTTTCCACGGCGAGTATCGATTGCAATTTTGTTTGCTTCACGTTGGATGTGCAACATAAGCATCTTGATTTTTTCAATTGCCCAACGACCGTCAGCATCTGTAGAAAGGTCGTAAATACCAGCAGTTGTTAAACCAGCTTGTTGAGCACCAAGAACAGCACGTGAGTTAACAGTACGAATTACTTCGCGGTTAACTTCAGCAAGAATTTCACCAGAAAGGATATTAGCCAATTCTGATTCAGCATCAAGACCATGTACAGCTTTAAGATCTTGTGCAAGTTCCATTGTGTATTCAGCTTTAAGAGCACGTGACTTTGCAGTTACAGTAGTCTTATCGATACTGAAAGACATTTCAGCAAAATGACCTTCGTTTGATTCACCGCTACCTAGAGCTTCAGAAGCAGCAGTAGTCATTGCTTGACCAACGCCGAAAGCGTCATTTACTGTGTCAGCAGGAGATGAGTCAGTTCCACCAAGTGAACTTGAATCAGCACCCATTGC